GTATTCATTAAGTTTATATTATGAAATTAAATACTGTGCTATAGGTACAGATAATACAGCAGTTACGGCTACTGATTCTGTACTTGGTGCAGAAGTATTCAGGATGCCATATGTAGCTATAGACAACGCATCAACTACTACAGTTAATGCATCATTTTATATAACAACCACAGATTATGTAGGTAGTATTGAAGAAGTTGGTATATTTGGTGGTTCTACCGCTAGTGGAACAGTTGATACAGGGTATTTATTATCACATGTACTATGGTCATATACTAAGTCAGGAAGTGAAGAATTGCTTATAGAATATGTAATAACATTAAGTTAAAAAGGAGGTAATGTAATATGAAAACATTAAGCTCAAATATAGAAGTAACAGAAGATGTAAAGGCAAATGGTAATTTGAAAGAAGATTTTAAATTAAATGCACAGGTTAATTTTATGAAGTCTTTAATGGATGAAGTTAAAAATGGTCTTGATATAACAATAAAAAAACTAGTTTTTAAAAGACAGAATATTGAAGTATCAACAGATGTACAAGTTATTGACCCTGATACACAAAAAAAATCAATCTTAAAAGAGAAAGTTACAAAAGATTGTTATAATTGCATTTGTGTTTTAGATATACATGAATATGTACCAGGATACGTAAAAAAAATAGATACTGAACTTAAACCAAAAGTAGTCGATGGTAAAGATATTATAGTTCAAGAATCAAGGATTCCTGCTAAAAATACAAACTTAAAGATAAAATGAGAAGGAAGTGATTATATTGTCTAATTATGCAAATTGGACACCAGTAACATATGTGAATAATTCTGCACCTCATCTTACTACTATTAATTTAAATAAAAATGAAACAGCATTAACTAGTATAATGGGAGAATTAAACTCATACAACAATACATCATTAAAACAAGCATTGGATTACGGAATTGAAAATAATGTTAAAGAAATACATAATTTTGAGAATATAAGTGATTTTACTACTAATGGCGACATGTCACTTGATCAAGTAAAATCATCAGATGTTATCTGTGGAATCGGTGGTATTGCCATGCAAAGTAATGTAACATCAGCATCTAGTATTGGTGTATACGACAATATTACATCTATTGATTTGACTGCTTATCCTTCTGGCGCTAGTGCAAGTACATCAGATTATATTACATTATGTTTTTATGTTTCAGATAGTACAGTATTTACTACTTTACTTTTACGTTTAGGTGATGATGATTCTAATTGTTACTATAAATATATATCATTATCTACTGGATGGAATTTTTATAGTGCTAAAAAAAGTGATTTTGGAACTGACGGTTCACCTAGTGGATGGGATGATATAACATTCGTAAGAATATATGTATCGACTAAAAACAATAGTCAATTAGATTATATTATATTAAATAAATTATATTTGATAAGAAGAATATCAGATACTACAATACCAAGTTCTTTAATAGTAAACGATGGGGAAGGTAATTATGATACAAATATGTATTTGGAAGGAAATGAATATATAGTAACATATTTTGATAAAAAGATTGGAAAGAAAGGGCTACATAATGCAAGACCATATTCGTATGATAAAGTAGTAATAATGAGTAACGTAAATTGTTTTTCATTTAAATGCGAAATGTATTCTAAGATAGATTATTATGGAGGTACTATAATATGGCATATAGATTATAATAATTGGATTTCAATATCTATTGAAAATGATTTAACTATTTATGAATATATTAACGGTTCAGGTTCTTATGTTGCTGTAGGCTCATTGTCTGGGAATATTGAATCTGGTGATAGGATGGAATTATGGATAGATAAGACAGCAGATAATATTATAAGGGCAAGATTAGAAGTAGATGGTATGAAACCAGTATATGCTGAGGCTGTTAGTTCTTTTTCATCTACTTTGGGCGGGGATTTAGGAATTACACATGATAATGCAAATCAATATTATTTTATTACTGATTATGTTGCCAGTAGTAATCCATCAATTCCATTATCTAATTGGAGTAAATCAACAAATATAATGGTAACCAAATATTATGATGAAGCTTTAATATTAAGTACAACTTTACAAAATGACAATGAATTAATTATTAAATTACCTTCTAATAGTTTGTTCGAAGTTGAATTGGTTTTAATATATAGTTGTTCGAATACTACACCAGGTATGAAAGTCGCCTGGTCTGCTAGTGGGGATTATGAATTATTTAGTGATGGTAGAGTTATTATCGCAACAGATGTAAATTCAACATCATATCAAGATATAGCATTATATATGAATAATTATGCTCTTGCAACACCCGTTGCAATTGGGACTATTGGTTCAGGTGAATTACCGTATTATGAAAAGATTTTAATTAAAACTGGTGATAGTGGGTGTAAACTACAATTACAATGGGCACAAAATAATATTAGCACAACAATTATACAAGTTGATAAGGGTTCATATATAAAAGCTAGAAAACTATAGAAAGGAGTAAAATCATGAATATAATATCAACAACTACAAAGATAGGTGAAAAAGATAGGATAGATGGTGTATTGACAAAAGAATTTAAATTTAATATAGAAGCTAATTTTGCTAAAATTATATTAGATTTTATCCAAGAAGGAAATGAAATAAGGATAACCAAATATACGTGTGCAGAGAAAGAAGATAATTATATTTGTTCTGCAACAATCATATTGAAGAAAACGACGGATAATAAAAATAGATTATCGCATAAAGGTTGTAGAAAATATAATTTGATCTTTGATAATAATAAAATAAAAATAGAAAAACAAAAGATTAAAAGGAATTATGATGTTATTGGTGATGAAAAAGATAAGGATGTGATTTAATTGTCAAATTTTGGAAATTGGACAGAAAATACATTTGTTAATGGTACTATTCCTGCACTGGACGAAACAAATTTAAATAAAAATGAAATAACATTAACAAAAGTAATGGAAGAATTAAATTATTCAAATTCTATAAATGCCAATAATATGTTAGATTATGGTATTGAAAACAATGTTAGAGAAATACATAATTTTGAGAATCATAGTGACTTTGGTACATCTGGTACAATAACAGCATCAACAGTAATATATACCGATGTAATCTGTGGTATAGGAGGAGTTAAGATGCTAGATTCAGATGCATCATCTGGAACACTTGAAATTACAGATACAATCACTAGTGTAGATTGTACAACATATCCTTCTGGTGCTGCAGAAGGTTCAGATGATAATATAGTATTTGTATTTTATATATCAGATAGTACTAAATTCAGTAGTATTCTATTAAGAGTAGGTACAGATGCTTCTAATTGTTATTATAAGTTCTGCAGTTATTCAACTGGTTGGAATTTTTACAATATTGATAAAAGTTCTTTTGGAACTGATGGTTCACCTAGTGGATGGGATGATATAACATTTGTTGCTATATATGCCGCGACAACAGCATCAGCTCAAAATGAATATATCATATGTAATAAATTATATATGGTTAGACAAGTGTCAGGTGTTTCATCACCTTTTATTGTAAATGATGGTTCAGATAATTATGATGAATCACCATGGATAGGTAATGACACAGATACTTTAGTATATTTTGATAAAAAAATAGGTAAAAAAGGTTTTCAATATGCTGATGAATCATATAATGACATGATAGAGATAATGAACGATGTAAATTCATTCTCATTTAAATGCGAAATGTATTCTAAAATAGCTACTTATGGAGGTAGTATTACCTGGTATGTTGATGCCTCTAATTATATTAGGATTGATATTCATGATGATTTGAAGATATACGAATATGTAAGTGGTTCAGGTTCTTATGTTGCCACAGGTTCATTATCTGGTAGTATTGCTACTGGTGATAGAATGATGCTGTGGATAGATAAAACACCTGATAATGTTATAAGAGCAAGATTAGAAGTAGATGGTATGAAACCTGTATATGCTGAATATCCTATTACTATTTCAGCCACTGCCAGTGGTGATGTAGGATTTTCAACAGGTGCAAATAATCAATATTATTTTGTAACAGATTTTACCATCAGTAATAATAACATGATACCATTGATAACTGATGGTAAAAGTGTTCCTATAAATGTTGTTAAATACTATGATGAAACAGTTACATCAAGTACAACTTTACAAAATGATAATGAATTAATTATTAAATTACCTTCTAATAGTTTGTTTGAAGTTGAATTAGTTTTAATATATAGTTCTGGAAGTGCTACTCCTGATTTAAAAGTCGCCTGGTCTGTTAGTGGGGATTATGAAGTATTCAGTGACGGAAGGGTTACAATATCAGCAGCTACAGGTACTACAGTTTATACAGATTGTGCATTACAAATGAATAATTATGCTCTTGCTACATCCGTTTTAATGGGTACGGTAGCGACTGGTGAAATGCCACACTATGAAAAGATTTTAATTAAAACTGGTGATGGTGGATGTACTTTACAAATGCAATGGGCACAGAATACAAGTGATGCTACTGCCATGCAAGTTGATAAAGGATCATATATCAAGGCAATCAAATTGTAAAAATATCTCTTGTATCTATTGATACAAGAGTTTTTTTATGTATGTTACATAAACGCTGATAAATACATTATTTAAATATTATTTTTTAATACTGTATTTATTTTAAAAACATATTGTTTTAATGGTATAATTAGTATAATAGGTATTATAGGGATTTTATTTTAAGAAAGGAAGTGATGCTATATGTCATTATTACCAAAAGATATTTTAATCATAGGTAATGATGGTCATCGGATGGTTTAGAGACTGCAGGAAAAAGAACACCTAAATTTGAAGATGGTTCTGTAATTTGTGAGAATGAATTTAATACTCCAACTAAGACAATTTTCTTACAAGCTTGTAAAGAGTTTGGATTTGTTACATATGATGTTAGTCCTGAGAGAACAGATACAGTGTTAAAAACCAGGACAGATAGGGCGAATGTACAATATGATTTAGGAAAATATAAAAAATATATTTATATATCTTATCATTTTAATTCGATGGGTGGTAAATGGGATGATAATATAGGTGGTATTGAAACATATTATCATGATGGGAGTATAGAAGGTAAAAAATTAGCTACTGCAATACACAAACAATTATTACAAGGTACTAATTTAAAGGATAGGGGAGTAAAAAAAGATACCGTTATTTATAAATCAGGATTCCACGAATTGAGGGAAACTAAAATGACAGCGGTACTCCTAGAGTGTGGCTTCATGAGCAATCATGTTGAAGCCAATTTAATGAGGAATTTATCATATCAACAAGAATGTGCAATTGAAGTATTAAAAGGTATTTGTGATTATTTTGGTATCAATTATAAAGAAGAAAAAAATAATGTAAGTAAATTAGAAGAATATGCTAAAATAATCTCACCTGAGTATTGGCAAGTATGGATGAAGCATTTCAGAGCATCATCAAAATTACCATGGGAAGAATTTTTATTTAATGCATTGAATAAAAAAATACCTTGATTTAATGTAAAAAGTGTTATATAATGTTTATATTACTAATTGGTAATATAAACTTTTTAGTAGGTTATCCCAAAACTATTATCTGGGTGAACTTCTTATTAAAAAAAGGACAGTAACCCAGATAAATTATAAATTGCTGGTATGGCTCAATAGGTAGGGCAACTGATTTGTAATCAGTAGGTTGTTGGTTCAATTCCAACTACTAGCTTCGAACCAACATAGTTTTAAAACAGGTTACAGGAAATCAATGACTATGAGATCAAGATTCCTGGCTTAGTGTATGAGTCTATAGGGTTTGTGGGAAATCCAATAATACACAATCCCACAAGTTGGAGGTAAAACTCGTAGACATAATTTGGTAGTTGTCTATTCCGCTTGGGGACATTAATTACCAAGACGCACCGTGTATGACGGTATTTATATTCATACTACTACCTAAAATTCGAACCAACATAGTTTTAAAACAGGTTACGGGAAATCAATGACTATGAGATTAAGATTCCTGGCTTAGTGTATGAGT